TAAACATTATAATAGGGTGGATAGTATCGCTTCTGTAGGTAAATATAACGAAACTTATTTCAAGAATCATCCAGCAGAGGCTGCTCGTGAGGGCGTGCTTTATGGAGTTATACTTGTCAATAAAGAAACCTATGAAAGAGAGGTTATAAAAGTAGGTATCGCTAGTGGTAAAGACTGGCGTCACGTAGTTAAGAGAGCTAGAGGCTTTCAAGGATACGACCTAAGAATTCAACGCACTTGGACTAGCACTTTGTATGAAGTGTTTGCGATGGAGCAAATGCTACACGCTAAGTTCGTAAGTGATAGATTAGAACCAGCTCACAAATTTGGGGGACACACAGAGTGTTTCAAGATTACGAGCAAGATATTAGAGGAGTTCCCTAAAAAATGGTAAAAGAAGATAAAAGCACTTATGTAGAGTCAAAAAAGCCTGTCGATGAGCATAGGTTTACTGGTTGGTATTACAACCACACAGACGGAAAATACTACAGGTTTGATGACTTACCTAAACATGAATATAAATAAAGTAGGTCACACATATTTTGCTGTAGTAGAGGACTTCCTTACTCTAGCAGAATGTCGACAAGTTATACTTGCTTGTGGAGACTTTAATTTAACTAAAGTCCCAGCGGGTATGTATAGTGGTTGGAAAACGGGAGAGCAAAATCGAAACATTGCTACTCCCCCAGTTCTAATGTACAAGTCCAAATTTGACAAGGCTTTCAGCAAATTTAATGAAAGTACTTATGATTTTTACCTGACTCGAGAGTACTCACACTTTGTGAACGAGTATGAAACAGGTCAGATATTGGACTGGCACAGGGACGAAGATGAATCCGTAGAGGATTTATATAAACGAACACCTGCAAACAGGCTATCCTGTAGTATCTTCCTCAATGAGGATTTTACAGGCGGAGAGTTTACTCTCGATGGAATAAATTCTTGGCAACCTAGTGTTGGTCAAGCAATATTCTTTCCATCAGCACAGTTGCATAGAGGTGGGCGTGTAACACAGGGCACAAAGTATAATTATACTGTGTGGGCAAAGGGAGACAGGGGTGCATAGATTATGGTATTTATGGGCTCGTAGTTTAGGAGATAAAAGTGGGAAAACTGACAGAGATGCTGATATTGTTGCAATATTTAGGACAGTCATCGTGCTCGTTAATTTTACTACTTGCTTCTTTATTATGTCAGGAGTTATTCATCAATGGTAGTTAAAGGTATAGCCGAAGGCTTCCATGACGCTTCAGTCGCATTAGTTGACAAGAAGGAGATTATTTGGGCAAAACATGCCGAGAGAATCACTAGGAAGAAGAATGATAGACATAACCCACAAAGTCTTCGTGAAGCTGACGCACAAGCATCGGTTTTCTACGAAAACGTACCACTCAAAAACCAAAGGCGATTGAAGTTTAATCAATCTCCTGTTTCAACAAAAATTTTTGATTATTGTGATTACCACTTGGAACATCACGAAAGCCACGCAGCAGGAGCGTACTACACATCGCCGTTTACCGAAGATGTCGTTTGTCTCGTGATTGATGCGATTGGAGAATGGACATGCAGCAGTGTATGGATAATTAAGAGTGGAAAATTGAAAAAAGTTTATGAGAAAATTTATCCACATAGTATTGGCCTGTTCTATAGTGCTATTACGAAACGTATTGGTTTGAAGCCAAACGAAGATGAATACATAACTATGGGAATGGCGGCATATGGCACTCCTTGTGTTAGTATGGAATACTGCTTTAATGATTGGGCTAACTGGCACAAGGGGTTTACCCTAGATGATTTTAAAGGACATAGTCCTGCAGACATTGCCGCAAGTGCCCAACTTCAAGCAGAACATGAAATAGAAATGCTAGTACAGAAAGCAGCCCCTTGGGGTAAAAACTTATGCTACGCAGGTGGGGTCGCTCTCAACTGCGTAGCTAATTCTAAAATACTGCATAACTATTTTGATAATGTTTGGATTTACCCAAATCCAGGCGATGCAGGCAGTAGTTTGGGTGCAGCCCTAGGTCACACTAGAGAGCATGTAAACTACAGCCCTTATTTAGGAACTAATATTGATAATCAAATCAACCCTCGAGAGGTGGTTGATTACATACTTAAGAAAAAGGTAGTAGGAATAGCCAATGGCAAAGCGGAATTTGGACCAAGAGCATTGGGTAATAGATCCCTTATTGGTGATATACGTTATGATATTAAGCATACTGTTAATCGAATTAAACGACGACAGCAATTCAGACCGTTCGCTCCAGCAATCCTATCAGAGTACGCAACAGAGTACTTTGACGGGCCAATGAATAAGTATATGCAGTACACTGCACAGGCAAAACATGATTACAGTAGTGTAACTCATGTAGATAATAGTGCTAGAGTACAGCTGGTCACACCTAAGTGCCAAACAGTTCTAAGACCAATATTAGAAGAATATTATGAGAAAACGGGAGTACCTATGCTATTAAACACGAGCCTTAATATAAAAGGGCAGCCAATGGTAGACAGCTGGCAAGATGCTCTCGATTTTCAAAAGATGTATGGAGTAAAAGTATTTTGAGTATTTTATTTGTAGGATGTAGTTTCACCAATGGAATGGAATTAAAAGATAAACAAGTATCTCGTTTTAGTGCGATAGTCTCTAAAGAGTTAGGGTATAATCAATGGAATGAAGGTAAAGTTGGTGGAGGTAACGATTATATACAGAGAACTGTATTTAATGCTGTAATTAACAACCAGCTATACTTTAACACGCCCATAAAGAACTTAGGAGTTAAGAAGCACGGGTACAACAACAGAACACAAATAAAGGGCGATTATATAGAAAAGTTTATGTTTGAAGATACCTCCAAGGAAGGAGTGTATCATCAAACTTTCCAGACTAACAAGCAACCCTCTACTCAGGGCAAGCCTAAGTTAGTAGTATGTATGTGGTCAGGTATTAACCGCCATGAAGTACTAAGGAAATCAATTATTGCGAACACTTGGAGTTGGACTATAAACACATGGGCACGATTTGGATTGAATCCAACAACCCTAATGGCAACTCCAGAAAGCAAAGCATACTGTGATAATCAGTATGTACCAGGCACAAGAGACATTCTAGAAGGCTATATGAAAAGAGTTAGAAATGGCCATATGAATCTACGCCTTACCATTGGCAATATGCTAGCGGTAAAATATTTTCTGCAATCGCAGGGAATCCCACAATTACACTATGTATTCTCTAGTGGGCAATATAAGCCATTGCTACCAGTACTAGACTGGGATGTATATGAGAACACGAATACGTGGTGGGACGGAACAGATATAGATAGAAAGACAGCAGTTAGAGAACTTCCTGTTTTAGAGTCAGAAGGTTTTTATGATATGACAAAACGACTTAACCTACCTATAGGCTCAAAAGACCACCCATTAGAAGAGGCGCATGAAGCAATGGCACAGCGCATTATCGAGGATATAAAAAAGAATGAAATTTTTAAATAAATTAGTCAAGCGCATAAAAACTATATGGTTTGAGTGGCAGTTGAAAAGAACTTACACTTCGGACACCTATGTCTATGAAGAAGATGAAATTTTTGAACCTGAAAAAGAAAGTTAGGATACAAAAAATAGTTCTTGACAAGAGGTTAAATTTCCTCTATAATATACAATATAAATAAGAAAAGAGAGAAAAATCTAAATGAGCCAAATTTTACCGCCAACTGCTTGTCCTTCCTGTGAGGGTGATGTAACTTGGGTTAATGACCTAGTTTACTGCCTTAACAAGATGTGTCCAGCACAGTGGAGTAAGAAATTGGAACACTTTGGAAAACTCTTAAAAATCAAAGGATTCGGCCCAGCTTGCATAAGTAAGTTGGATATCGGAGACTATCCAGAATTGTATGAGCTAACTGTTGAGGATATTTCCTCAAGACTGGGCTCAGAGAGACTGGCTCTAAAATTAGCTACTGAGATTGAGAAGTCAAAATCAGTTGATTTGCAAACTTTATTGCCAGCTTTCTCAATTCCACTTTTCGGTCGGTCAGCTTCTCAAAAATTATGCGAGACTATATCTTCACTCGAAGATATCTCTGAGAAAAGTTGTACTGAAGCGGGTATTGGCCCGAAAGCTACAAGCAACCTAATGAACTGGTTAGAATCAGAATTTTATCCAAATAAATACAAAGATAACCTTCCTTTCAGTTTCTCAGCAACTAAAGTTGTTAAACGAGAGATTGTAGGAACTGTCTGTATTTCAGGTAGACTCAATTCATATCCCAGCAAGGCTCATGCGGCGGAAGTTCTGGAAAAACACGGCTATGCCGTGAAAAACAGTCTGACAAAGGACTGCACTCATTTAATCAATGAGTCAGGAATTGAATCAGCCAAAACACAGGCAGCGCAATCACGCGGTGTCGTTATAATAACAAGCATTTTAGATTTAATTGGAGAATAATAAAATGGCATTACCAAAATGGACAGACGAGAGAACATCATCTCTTGAGAGCTTTGTAGGCTCTGAATCCCCAGTATCTCAAGCTACTGTAGCTAACGCTGCAGAAGAATTAGAAACTTCTGTAAGAAGTGTTTCTTCTAAGTTGAGAAAAATGGGTTATGATGTAGAATTGGCTTCATCTAGCAACACTAAATCATTTAGTGACGCACAAGAGGCTACCCTTTCAGCATTTGTAACTGATAACTCAGGTTCTTACACATACGCTGAAATTGCTACGAATTTTGAAGGCGGAAACTTTTCTGCTAAATCAATTCAAGGCAAAATCCTTTCAATGCAACTTACAGAGCATGTTAAGCCTGCTCCTAAAGTTGAGTCAGTTAAGACTTATTCTGAAGCTGAAGAAGCAACTTTTGTTGGCCTAGTCAACGATGGTGCTTTCATTGAAGAGATCGCTGAAAACCTAGGAAAGAGTGTAAACTCTATCAGAGGTAAAGCACTTTCATTGTTAAGAGCTGGCGAAATTAACGCTATCCCTAAGCAGAAAGAAACTAAAGGTTCAGGCAAAGCAGATCCTTTGGCTGATATGGAAATTGACAGCATGACTGTCGATGCGATTGCCGATTCAATCGGTAAAACCGTAAGAGGCGTCAAAACTATGCTCACAAGGCGTGGTCTTGTATGTGCTGACTATGACGGATCAGCTAGAAAAGAAAGAGTTACTCAATAAGCAACTTTTAATTGTCAAGATTGTAGGGGAGTTCGCTCCCCTGCTTTTTCTTGGGAGAGATTATGACAGTAGAAAGTGCACTTATAAAACAACTTTTATCGCAAGGAGATTTCGAGACTTGGAACCGCTTACAGGTTCATTATTTACCTGAAGGCGAGTACCAAAAGATCTGGAAGGTTGTGGACAAACACGTCCATAAATTTCATGCGCTTCCCTCTTTTGAGGATTTAAAGTATGAAATACGTTCCAGAGAGCTCCAGGAGAAAATTTTTGCGATAGAAGCTGTGGACACAGATGTCCCAGCACATGAGCTACTAGAATACCTTAAGGATTCATTCACTCAGAATGAGATTCTTATGAAGATAGAACACTATCTAGACGAAACAATTTCCGTTGCAGACGCAAAGGAAAACATTGACTATCTCCAAGAGATGGTCGTACAAGTTCAGGACAGAGTAAATACTGCTGATGATTCCGATACAATGGAATCAGTAGAGTTATTCGATTCTGAAGAAGATTTAGCTAAATATCTGCCTCTTGGTCTTAACCAAGACTATGATCTTAGCTATCAATTCTCTCCCAAAGATTTGGTCATTGTGGGGGCGCAACGAGGTCACGGAAAATCATTTGCTTGCTGTAATATGGCTGTCAATGCCCAGCAATCAGGACGTTCCGTGCTTTATTTTACTATCGAGATGGATCAGCGACCCATTCTGCAAAGAATGTGTAGTATGGCCACCGGTGTACCACTAGGCAGACTTATAAAGAGGAATCTTTATGAGAAAGAGTGGAAACGCATCGGTCAGTGGTGGGCAGACAGGTTTGAAGGTGGCAGTGAAGTCCTAGCGGACTGGAATGTCGCAGAAGACTTTGATAAGTTCCACTATGCACTGACTCGAAAATGTGAATTAAAGGAAACGGCTCAGTTAGATGTATTCTATGACCCTTCTCTTACACTTGCTAAGATTATTAGTACAGTTAGGCAGAAGAAAATAGAATATCCCGATCTGGGTATGGTAATTGTAGATTACCTAAACCAAGTACGTCGTCACAATGCTCCAAGTCGCTCTGGTCAGTACGAATGGACTGAACAAATAGAGATTTCTAAGGGATTGAAGGCACTCGCCCAAGACCAAGAAGTATTGGTCATATCAGCGTTCCAAACAGACCCTAAAGGACAGGTAAGATTCTCTAAAGGTATCGAAGATGCCGTAGATGCATCATATACCTTAGAGCATTGGGGTAAAGAGGAGAACGCAATCAAATTCAAATGTAATAAAATGCGTAGCGGAGAGATGAAGTCATTTATCTCTGAAATTGACTGGGAAACACTAAAAATTGGCCCTCAGAGCGCTATGGATCCTGATGAACGTGCTGAGTTGAAAGACAGTATGAACACAGGGGAGGATTATAGTGATCTATAACCGTACTGCTCGCGACTTTCAGGTAGCTTTGTTCGCTTTTGACGTAGATTATAAGTTTTTTAGTCATTTTCCAGAAAATTGGCAAACAACGGTCAGCGCCGAAGGCTGGCTTCGTCATAATAGGCACAGGCTTTACTTGCGACTATGGACGTTCATAGATTCAGTTCTAGAACGACACAATGCAGGACTAAGAGGGTTTCGCGACCCTATAGTGGTGTACGGAGACCTAGAAAAACAGCATTTTAATGTACATCCCGGCACAAACAGAATAGTATTAAAGAAACTACTGCCTGAAGTTAGATTAGTAGGATGGGTAGTAGACCCACGATGCACTAATAGATCTCAGTATGCAGAGTACTTTAACAATATAAAACCTCTCCTTAGAGATGCCCAAGGCAATAATAGAATTCTATGGCAAGCCCAGCATAGAACTAATAGAGGAGAAGGAGTAGAGGATGTATATGATTTTTCTCTAACTTCAGATGTATATTTAGGAAGCAAGACAGTATACGACACCCCCGAAAGGCGGGAGAGTTGGGCTAAGATACAACGGAGTACAGGGTTTTCTTGCTATGTAAATAATAAGTACATTTACGATATAGGTACTCCACAGGCTAGTTACGATATAATAACAATAGAGGGAGTATATCAGTTGTTTTTACATTACTTCTTCGGATTTCCACTAAGTAAGTGGAAAACACACTATTTTAAGGAAATAAAATGAAAGCAGGTAAAATATGGGGACAAACAGAGTTGATACACGCTAATGGAGTCTTAGAGTTCCATAGAGTACAATACAAAGCTGGGCAGCAATGTTCGGAACATCTACATGAATTTAAGTGGAACGGGTTTTTCGTAGAAACTGGTAGTATGATGATTCGAGTGTGGCAAAATGATTATGACCTAGTAGATGAAACTATACTATACCCAGGCGACTTTACGCAAGTTAAGCCAGGAGTAATGCATCAATTTGTAGGAATTGAGAGTGGAGTAGCTTTTGAACTGTATTGGGCAGAATTTAATCACGGAGACATAATAAGGAGAAGTGTCGGTGGAAAAGCAAAATAAGGTAACATTTGTAGATTATACTTTCGCCTTAGATGGAGAAAATATAATTTTTGATAAAGAGCTAGACATGGATCGAATAAGGTTCTATGAAGGCAAAACTTTTAAAGTAAAAAAGACGTCAGAAGGTATTATGCTAGAGTTTGTAGAAGACCCTAGGGTACATTACTCGCTGACGATATAGGAGTAAGTATGAAAATCAAGAAAGTACAACCCACTAATCCAGTAGCTAAACATAGCAGGAATAAGTCGGGCGCGGGGGCACATAAGTCTGCAAAAGACTACTCTCGTAAAACTAAACACAAGAGTGAGTCTCTCGCTAATAAATTCGATAGACTCATTCTTCTTCAGCAAATTCAGAAAAACTCTCACTCAGGAAGTATATGGTTTGACTGTGAAGAACAAATCATAGAACTAAAACAGGAAATAGAAGATTGGCAAACGACAGAGTAAGTAGAGATACTGCAGAACTTATACCTATGCCACCTAATACGTGGTATGTACGAAGTATAAATTGGTTGTTAGAGCAGCCCAAGGTAAAGGAGAATATTAAATCCGTCCCCTTGAATGAACCTCTTAGAGATTCATTACTATCACATGGAATGAAAGCGCCCATCCTAACGATGCCTAACTGGTACCCAATCGCTGGCTCACAAAGACTTAGAGCATACGCAGAGATTGTAAAAGACTTTCCCGAACTAGGAGAACAAGAAATAAGAGTTTGCCGCATAGATAAAGAGTACTGGCTAGTATGGTATCTATGGGGAGACAAAGATTTTAGAGATAAAGCTGTTGCCATTTATTTTCAAATGGTAGAATTAGTATGGAAGTCACTTTATTATGAAGACGACACCGATCCTAGTGGTACAAAGATGACAGACTTTGAAAAATTGGGGGACGAGCTAGAATGGAAACACAAATCTACGCTTGGTTCTGAAAGAATTAAATCTATGGAAAAGAAAAATAATACTTGACACAAGGTCAAAATTCCTGTATAATATACTTATAAATGATAGCAATAGACTTATTACAAGAAAAACAAATGCCGTTTACTGTCAAAGGACAGGACGCACTAATATCATGCCTAAATCCTGAGCATGAAGATAATAACCCGAGCCTTAGGGTAGATAAAGTTACAGGCGTAATGCACTGTTTCGGATGTGGTTATAAAGGTAACATATTTACATACTTCGGTGCACCAGAGAGTCCACTAGAAGTAAGAATACACAGAATTAGAGACAAGATTGCAAAGACCAGATCACAGACCGTAGGTATTCAACTCCCAGAAGACCGCATTGAATGGAAAGGTGGTCCGTACAGAAATATCAGCGAGGAAACCCTCAAGATATGGCAGGCCTTCACTTGGAATGTTCCAAAGTTTGAAGGTAGGATCATCTTTCCCATTCGCGACATAACTGGTAAAACAATTGCACTCTTAGGGAGAAGTATAGCAGGAGGAGTAGGTAAAGACAAGTACTATATCTACCCACACGGGGTAAAGATGCCATTCACTCCAGCTAAAGTAAAACCAATAGCTAATAGAGTTATATTGGTAGAAGGAATTTTTGATTGTCTCAATCTTTGGGACAATGGCTTAAAGAACACAGTTTGCTGTTTCGGAACACAACAAATGGACTGGTTCAAGCTATCTCTGCTCAAACTACAAGGAGTGCAGGGAATTGATATATTGTTTGATGGCGACGAAGCAGGCCAGAAAGCATCAGAACAAATTAAAACATTGGCAGAGAAAATGGAACTGTCAGTACAACAAATTAAACTAAAGGATGGACAAGACCCAGGCGGGTTTACTCCAGCCCAAGTACATAAACTAAAAGAACGATTATATGGATAGCGATCAACTTCAACAAGCAATCTTCGGATTGCACACTCGTAGATTCGGCACAGTTGCCGAGATTATGATTAAGAAGATTGTAAAAGCTACCGAGAGTGATACTCTTAGCTACGACTTATTTGATAAATTTGATGGTAGTCGTATAGAGTGTAAATTCTCGAGAGTTCAGAAGAAAGCAGAGTTGAAGATAACGGACAATAACTTGTTCAAGGCTTTACAATGCGAAGCCAACCGTGATATTATGTATCACCAATGGCAAGATTACGACTGGGATTGTAATATCCAGCAAGTCAAAAAAGAAGAATTTGATATTCTTTTTTATGGAGTATTCTTCAAAGATATGGTACTAATATTCAGATGTTTTTCTAGAAATATTGGTGCTGAAATGAAGTACTCAAACAAACAACATCGTGGTAATACAGGTGAAGGTCAGTTCCATTTGAACAGACAAACATTTAAGTATCACTTAGATTATCACTTATTTAAAACATTAACTTATGGAGAATTATTAGAATGGCTAAAGTAGCACTTATAGAAACTAAGCCAACGAGTACAAATTTCGATAAATATTTCGAGTTTGAATTCGATAGGTTTGCGCTATGTTCTGATAGTTCTGTAGCAAAAGTTCTTAAAAAAGATGTAGATTTAGAAGTAAACACGGATGATTACGACTGGCTTATATTAGTCGGTGCAGAAGCGTTTAAGTTCTTTACTCGAAAAACATCTGTAACGGAATATAATGGTAAAATTATTGATGAGAAGTTTTTAGCTCTTATCAATCCTGCTATCATTAAGTTCAAGCCCGAAGCTAAGAAAGCCTTTGAAGAGGCAATCGAAAGCATTAGCGGGTACGTTAGTGGAGAACTAAAGGTAGAGAAGCTATCAGAGGATAAATGTTATGGCATACAAGATAAAGAAACAGCAATCGCGTACATTCAGAAAGCGATTGACCACCCACTTTCATACGTGGCTCTCGACTCAGAGACAAGTGCGTTATATTGCCGTGATGGTTATATGCTTGGATTTTCTCTTTCTTATGAGCCTGATCACGGCATATATTGTGACGCTGACGTAATTGATGAAGAAGTCGAAGCAAAATTGCAGGAACTCTTCAACAAGAAAACTGTAGTATTTCACAATGCGAAGTTCGACTTACAGTGGTTTATTTATCACTTTAATTTCGAGTTTCCAAACTTCGAAGATACAATGCTTATGCATTATATGTTCGATGAAAACCCTGGCACACATGGACTTAAACAACTAGCAATGAAGCATACTCCTTACGGGGATTATGAGAAACCGCTGGAAGATTGGAGTGCAGAGTACAGGCGTTCACATGGCATACTAAAGGAAGCCTTTAGTTATGACCTGATACCTTTTGATATAATGAAGAACTACGCAGCTATGGATACCGTAGTTACTTTTGCATTGTATCAGAAGATGAGGCCAGCAATCGAGAAGAATAAAAGACTCTTATGGGTCTACGAGAATATTCTACTCGAAGGCTGTAACTTTTTAAGGCAAGTTGAAAGCAATGGCGTTCCTTTCAACCCTGAGCGACTAGAGTTTGCTCAGGGTGTAATGCAGGAAGATATAACTCAAGCAGTTGCCGAGTTATACGAATTTCCTGAAGTGAGACAGTTCGAGAAAGCGCAGGGTAAGGATTTTAACCCGAACTCCACAGTTCAACTTCGATCCCTTTTATTTGACTATATAAATCTAACCCCAACGGGTAAGAAAACTGGAACAGGTGCACATAGCACGGATGCAGAAGTCTTAGGACAACTCGCAGACGACCACGCTGTTCCCAAACATATCCTAGAGATACGACAGAAGAATAAGATTAAGACTACATATCTTGATAAAATTATACCTAATCTTGATATGGATTCTCGATTACGTACTGGGTTTAATTTACACAGTACAACTTCCGGTCGTTTATCTTCTAGTGGTAAGTTGAACATGCAGCAGTTGCCTAGGGACAACCCCACGGTTAAAGGCTGTATACAGGCAAAAGAAGGGCACAAAATCGTCTCTATGGACTTAACAACGGCAGAAGTGTATGTTGCCGCTGTTTTGGCGAAAGACGTAGGACTGCAAGAGGTATTCAAGAGTGGAGGCAACTTCCACTCGAGTATCGCTAAGCAGGTCTTTAAACTACCATGTGAAGCTGATCAAGTCGATGAATTATACAAAGACAAACGTCAGCAAGCAAAAGCCGTTACCTTTGGTATTATGTATGGTGCCGGCCCAGCTAAAATCTCATGGCAAGTTTCGAAGGACTCTGGCACAGAGTTCTCAATGCATGATGCTCAGACAGTTATTTCGGAATACTTCCAATCATTCCCCAATCTGAAGAAGTGGTTAGATGATTGCGGTGCGTTTATTCGTGCCAATGCATTCATTTACAGCGAATTCGGTAGGAAGCGCAGGCTTCCCAATGCCAAGAGTAAGGACAAAGGTATTGCGTCTCACGAAGTAAGAAGTGGAATTAACTTTCTAGTACAATCCGTCGCATCGGACATCAACCTATTGGGTGCGATAGATATGCAACACTACATCAATAGAAATGGAATGTCGTCCAAGATATTCGGACTTGTGCATGACTCAATTCTTGCAGAAGTACCAGAAGATGAAATGGACGTCTATTGTGATAACTTGAGATCTTTCGTTCAAAAAGACCGAGGGCTCTCTATACCTAACTGTCCTGTAGGCTGTGACTTTGAAATAGGTCAGGACTACAGTTTTGATAAGTGGGACAAGCATTATAACTAATGAAAAATATATTAAAAACAGCTAATTTCGTATATACGAACTGTTTAAGAGTAAACCGCCATAATTTGGAAGGTAAAGAAGACGATATCGCCTTCACAATCTTAGCAGTATTTGTATTGGGTACTATGATTATTAGCATCGCCCAATTGTAGGAGAATTAAGGATCGTGGATATGTTAAGAGGACAAAGAGTAGCAGTTACAGGACACACAAGCGGTATTGGTAAAGAAATTTACGAGTACTGTCAACATCATGGCGCTGACGTGAGGGGTTACTCACGAAGTAATGGGTTTAATTTAATGAATGGAGGGGACGATGTCCTTAATGATATTCTTAAGTTTGACGCTGATATCGTATTTAACCATGCTTGGGTTCCTAGAATACAAAACAAGATTCAGAAGATCCTACATACCCAATGGAAAAAGCATAACAACAAGGTTATTATTAGTACTGGTTCCGCAACATCTTATTATGAGATTGGTGCGGCAGTTTATGAAACTGACAAGGCCGAGCTACGGGATTACTCGATACAGTCAGCAGTTGAATATCCCCATATTAACAAGTGCAGGTTACATAATGTTAGTATGGGTTGGACAAATTCGGCAATCTTAGAAGGAGTTGAGAATGGGGAGTACTTTATTGACCCCTATGAGGCAGCATTGATTATTATCAATCTTGCACAACCTCAAAACTATGTAGTATCAGAAATACTGGTAAATGCAAAGTTTAGACCTTCTAAAGATATGTCTGCGTTAAGGGATATAGCAACCAAGAATGTAGTCGCAAGCCTGGAGAAACAATAATGCCCTATATTAAGGTACCAAAGCAAGAGAATCAGACGCTTAAGTCAACGGACGATATTGTTAACGCAATAAATAACGCTGATCCCCGCACAAATACCTATATGCCTCTCAGCGCAGGAGTAGAGTCCACAGCGGCTCTAATCTATGCGCAACGAGATCCTGACATGCACCCCTTTTGTGTGTATTGGTATGAGCAACGATATGGCCTGTTCGCAGATGCCATGGCGTTTTACACACAGAAGCAAGCAGAGTATTTTAATTTACCATATGGTAATGATAAGTCAATGCTATCAGCTTTACCACACACGAGGGAGATCCCGATTATTGTATCGGGACTTTCTTCGTTCATGTCTGTAGTATTAGGCGCACCTGGAGGAATCAAGTTTAGATGGTTCATGATGGGAGCTAATGCAGAAGATGACATGAGAATGCGATTACAGTTTAGAGAGTACAGAAAGATTATGGCTCTTTACGCTAGTGATTGTTTAGACGGAACAGGAGTGCAGCTTTCTGCTGCAAGAGAAGTTCCCGAAGTACGAAATCCACTAGAATTCTTAACTAAATCGGAAATGTACGCACTTATTATGCGAGAAGAGCCGAAGATGTTAGAGCTAATGTGGACTTGTATACTCCCGAAAGGAGCAATTAAGAAGGATGGAAAGATCATAGGATATGAGCCTTGTAAAGTATGTTACAAGTGCCAAGAATTAGAACAAGCAAAGAAAACAGCAGCGGATGGAGTTTTTCGCTACCAGGAGGGTGTCAAGTATTTTAGTACAATAATGAAGGAACTAAAATGACACCAGTTAGACAAAACTCCTTTATGAGTCCTCATGAGTGCTACATAGCACAACAGTATATGGACTTACGAATCGAAAATAGAAGTTGTGGAAGATTACAGAGAGAAAGTGGAACACTGTACCAAATCAATGGAGATGCACTTTCAGACGGAATAGGACTTGTCTACCTCGAAAGAGTAGAACAAATCGTAAAGAAAAAATTAGCTCTCAGTACTAGTATGCTACGTAGATACACTAAAGGGTGTTATTCACCTTGGCATAGAAATAGATGGGAGTGTGAGCATACCGTGCTTATACAGATTAGTGACCATAGCTGGCCAATAGGATTTGCCGAAGGACAGGATAGCCCTTTAGTAGAGGGTGAGCAAGGCGCTAGTTCTATACTTACAGCAAGTCAAGGAGATGCGATTATCTTCAATGGCTCAGAAACGTATCACGGTAGACGTGGGCTAAAGATACCACAGTGTACCATACTTAGTATATACTATGTAGAAGAAGGCGGCTATTTAGACAATAGGGATAGGCGTATAAAGTATGGAGATAACTATAAGTCTCAACACAACCCGGACAGTCATCAATGGAAAATATCAGCAGAAAAGCAATAGCACGAAGACTTTACCCTAATGGGTATATTAAAGAGTTATATCATTATAAAGATATAACCAAAGAAGAATATGCAACACTGTGCCAACAACGAGTAGAGATGTTCGTTATTGGTAACAAACGAATTATGAATCCTATAGATACATTAGATCAAGAATCTTATTTTCTATGGATAAAGGACAGAGAAGAAACAATAGTAGCTTGTGTACGGATAATTCCTCCACATCTAGCAGACGTTATGTATGACAGACAGTACTCTATCTGGGATAAAGGCTGGATTAACGATGGCAGGTGTCATCTATTTCCAGTACAAAGTAATCAAGATAAGCCCTGTTTATGGACTCCACAGTGGGGTACTATAATACAAGGATGCGAACATGCAATCATGGACTTATACGAACCAGGCCATCTATATGTAAACTTTTTTAAAGATCAAATGCCAGGACTAAAGTATCTAGGTACTCAAAAAGATAAGTACGGATATGATGGATGGCAGTGGGTGTGGGAGCCAGTTCCCCAAAAGGATGTAAAACACATTTTAAGGAAATTCATTGAATCGCAGATTAAGCAGAAGCATGAGACAGAGAGCTCGGTCACAACGTAGAATATGGGGAATGATGGAGGATAAACTAAGCGATAGAGTAGATAGATGGGAAGACTTGATCTTCCCTGTTTACGTTATACATAGTGAAAACGTAGAAATGATAGACGGTATTCTATGGCTTGATAATCAAGTATTGGATGATAGAAATATGCTAGGAGACACTCTAGGCATACGAAGAATCCAGACTCCTATGAAGAATTTATACCCTTTAAGGTACCAGATACAAGATATCATAGGAATGAGCCAACACAGAGCAAAGTTTTTTGTTGATAGTAGGGGTAGAGTAATAGCGTATGAGAAAACTGAAACTTGTAAAATACACTACCATAAAATAACAAAACGCGTCAAAAAAGACGTAGCAACTCTAATAAAGTTAAAAGACATAGATCGTGCATTTGCTGTAAAAACTCCTCCTAGCGAGGAAGCAGCATGGGCAGGAGTAGTATACCGAAAAGGACACCCTTGGGAAATTCGTGATTTTAGAGTTATGGAGGGGAAAAGTACTTGGTGTAAGATATGACAACAAAAAATGATATAACGGGCGATAGTATACAAACTAGACCCCCAAGCAAGGCTTATTCAGATAACTGGGATAAGATATTTAGGAGAAAAATGGACGTAATAATATATGGAAAGGATAACTGTCATTATTGTGAGATGGCTCAAAAGCTGTGTTCACAAAAGGGAGTAGAATTTCAATACAAAAAACTTGGAAGAGACTTTGATGCACTAGAAATGGCAAAAGAATTTCCCAACGCTAGAACATTCCCTCAGATTATATTTAAGGGAGAGAAAATTGGTGGGTACACCGAATTGGAAAAACAATGGACATAAATAAAATTATTGACAAAATGAAGGATAATATTGTATTAGTAGAGTATACAAGTCTTATTTCTGGNACTAAGAAAGTACGAGAGATGACACTTAGTTACGATTATATACCTAAAGCAGCCCAGATTTTTACTAATCTACCTACTGGAGATAAGATGATTGCATTTGACCTAGAGTTTAACAGATGGGATGATATTGACCCTGAAACTATACTTTCTTGGAAAGTAATGCAACAAGACTTTAAACAAGTCCAAAAAGACCTAACAGAGCTAAACTCGGATGGTGACTAAATGTGTGGATTTATAGGCACAACCAATAAGCCTCTAGCAGAACTAATGTTAAGAAAACAAGAGCATCGCGGTCCGGATGCTCTTTCTTTCTGGGGCGATGAAAAGATAAAACTTGGACACGCTTTGCTAGATATAACAGGGGCTAATCAAATACAGCCTATTACTACCGAAAATGGTAATATAGTGATGTTGAATGGAGAAATGTATGATTCTAGAATAGCTAATGATACAGTATGGTTGGGCAAAATGTTAGACAAGTACGGACTCTCTGTACTAGAGTGGACTGATTGGCATGGCAGTATTATGTACTATATGCCACGGCAGAATAAGTTAGTTCTAGTTAGGGATCAGTTCGGAACAAAGCCTCTGTGGTGGGGATGGGATGGCAAGACTTTTGAGTTTAGTACAAGTTGTAAGTCTTTTCTTTATAAAAAGCTAAATGTAAATGAAAGAAAGTTCGGCTCCTTAGGAGATGAGTGTATTTGGAAAGGCTATCACAAAGTTGAGGCGGGTGGAGTATTAGAGTTTGATACCAATAACTGGAGCTTGTCAAGAAGAAATTTATGGAATTGGTTTATACTTAGAAAGAAAACTTTTGATGCTGAAGAGTTTATACATGAAACTAAACAATCTATTTTAAAAGTAGCAAACCATGGTAATTCTACCAATAAACATGCAATATTTCTAAGTGGCGGGTTCGACAGCCAGCTAGTAGCATCTATATGCCGTGAAAGTACTAAGGATATCACGCTTTTCACTTGCGGCTATACTAATGAGAAAGGAAACAGTCATGCACACATGGGGTTTCAAAACGAGTCTATGATGGCTAAGAAATCTTCTGAATTATGGGGAAGAGAGCTAGTTAAGGTAGACCTAGGAAGAGATCAAAGAATAGCTCTTGGCAAGACTTGGTTGGCAGGCACACACTATGCGTGGTCTGACCATAACAGACAAGCCCCTAGATATCTACTAGCAAGAGCAGCAGCAGAGCACGGATGTAAAGTAGTGCTTACAGGAGATAGTGGAGACGAGCTATACTCAGGATATTTGCATCACGATAAGCGTTTTAATGAGAACTATTGCTTAAAAATGATAGAGGATATGCGAAAGATGAGATGGTTTCCTCAAAATATGCTAGACCAGGGAGATCCTATGGGCATGAGTCTTTTTATAGACTTGCTTACATCTTCTGAGCAAAATATTCTAGCAACTGACCAAACCGTTGGGTTATTTGGAATGGAGGCTAGAATACCTCTACTTACCCAGCGATACGTACACTACGTATTAGGTATTCCTACAAAAACAAGATTTAAACAATTGCAAGGTCTTGACCTTGGAACTACAAAGTATTTAATGAGGGAAGTAATGAAAGATTATATACCTCAACATGTGCTAGAAAGAAAACAAAAGACAGGATGGAGCTCCCCGTGGGATAATAACCACCCCCAACAAGCACAACGTTGGAGAGACGAAGATCTTGAATTATTGAAAAGGCTAGGTGCATGAAGGCTGTAATAAGTAACAGAATACAAATACAAGGAGATTCTAAATTCCTTGGTTTGCTCGAACAGGAGCTAACTTATACTCTGCCCCCTCGTATGCCCCAAGATCCACCTATGATAATTAAAACAATTCGCCCTTTAAAAGAGGGTTTGGTGTCCATACCAGTCGGAAGAATAGACTTAATACCAGAGGACTACGAAATTATCGATAAACGCGTACAAGCGCCGACGAAGTTTCCTGAATTTAAGTTCAAGTTACGTGAGTCCCAGCAAGTGGTTTACGACTCAGTGGATGACAATAGTATAATTAACGCTTGGGTAAGTTGGGGAAAGACTTTTACAGGTCTTTCTATAGCTGCCAAGCTTGGTCAGAAAACATTAGTAGTAACACATACAACAAACCTACGTAATCAGTGGGAAAAAGAGGTAGAAAAATGCTTCGGAATAAAAGCAGGGAGAATCGGCAGTGGGGAGTTCAACACCTCGTCTCCGATAGTAGTGGGGAACATTCAGAGTTTATACCGCAGGATAGACGAGATAAAACATTTATTCGGGACAGTAATTTTGGACGAGATGCATCATGTTTCGAGCCCGACATTCACCCGAATAGTAGACGAGATGCCCAGCCGTTTCAAAGTGGGCCTTACTGGAACTCTGGAAAGAAAAGACGGGAGGCATGTAGTTTTCAGAGACTACTTTGGGCAGAACGTGCTAAAGCCACCTAAAGAAAATTACATGACTCCAGAAATAGATTGTATCAAAAGTGACGTACGATTCCTTGATGGATCGTTTACTCCTTGGGCTGAAAGAATCAATCATCTAGCAACGAATGAAGAATATATACATAGTGTTGCTCTGATTGCGTCTACATATGCCGCGGAAGGTCATAAGGTACTAGTAGTATCGGATAGAGTCTCGTTTCTTAAAGTCTGTCAACGATTAGTTGGCGAAAATGCAGTCTGCATAACTGGGGATATGGATTTTGCAGAAAGAGAAGATACTATGAGGAGAATAGGTGCTGACAAAAATATTTTGTTTGGTACTCAATCAATCTTCTCAGAGGGTATTTCTTTAGATGTATTAAGTTGTTTAGTACTGGCTACCCCCGTAAATAATGAGCCATTACTTACACAGCTAATTGGTAGAGTTATTCGTAAGAAAGAGGGCAAGATACAACCAAAAATCGTAGATATACATTTGTTAGGGAAGACTGCTAGTAGGCAGGCTAATGCACGAATGGGATATTATGTAAAACAAGATTATAAGATAAACATCAAGTAATCAGAAACTTTATTTGAATTAAATACATGGAAAAAATAGTTCTTGACAACCCCTCGAAAAATTGGTATAATATATGATATATTTTGACTGGAAGAAGATTTTAGAAGCAAGCCATGGCAATGTTGGTGACATCATAACCATACTAAGGATCTTGACTTATAAGATGACTCCTAAAAATTATTATGATAAGACCTTTAGGTTTTATGAAAAAAGCTTTCATGGTAGTAGCTTTCTGGTTAACCCAGTTGCTCTACTTGAAAAAGGGCGTGCCTTTAGCGATAAAGAGGTTGCGGAATATGTAGGTGTTGCTTCATTCCGTAATTCTTTCGAGTACGCAAAAACAAAAGACACCACACTAGACCTTATTTTCTGTCAAGTTAATGAGGACATTATAACCAAAAACAGACTGCTCGATGTTAGAGATGGAATGATTCATTTCAAATACGAGGAGACATTATAGGAGAAATATTATGGCTATTGGCTTTAATACAACTAAGGGCTCAGCCCAAAAATCCAAGATTGAAACTTACAATTTTGGTAACAAAGAAGATCATCACATTCGTTTAGTTGGTGATCTATTACCTAGATACGTTTACTGGATCAAAGGAGAGAATAACAAGAACATTCCTATGGAGTGTTTATCTTTCGACAGAAACTCAGAAACGTTCAACAATATCGAGCATGACCATGTTCGTGATTTCTTCCCAGACCTAAAATGTGGTTGGGCTTATGCAGTCCAAGGGATCGACTACTCTGATAAAAGTATCAAAGTTGTTAATCTAAAAAGGAAACTTTTTGACCAAATTTTAGTAGCAATGGAAGAGTTAGGAAATCCTACAGACCAGACTACTGGTTGGGATATTTACTTCAAGAGATTGAAGACAGGCCCACAAGTGTTCAATGTTGAGTATCAACTAGCAATGCTTAAGTGTAAGCCTAGAGCTTTAGAAGATTGGGAACAAGAACTAGTCAAAGACCTTAAGTCTATGGACGATGTTCTGCCAAGACCTACAGCTGACGCGCAACTTGAGTTGCTAAAGAAAGTTCAGGGTGCAGACTCTAACGAAACAGTAGATGAGGAATTTGACGTTTCATGATATTATACACAGCCGACTGGCACATTAAACTTGGACAGAAGAACGTACCTGTAGATTGGGCGACCGATCGGTACGCTAGATTCTTCAAACAGGTCAATGAGCTGGAACAAGACTGTGAACTGCACATCATCGGTGGGGATTTGTTTGATCGAATCCCCTCCATGGATGAACTTACTCTTTACTTTGATTTTATCAGAGGAGTAACCATTCCTACTATCATTTATGACGGAAATCATGAAGCTACTAGGAAGAATAAGACTTTCTTTACTAACCTTAAGAAAGCAACTTCAGATGTTAACGCATTGGTAGAGGTAATCGACTCTACTTATATAGAAGATGACTGGGCTATTTTACCCTATGCTGATTTGCACCGCAAGAACAGTATAGAATCGATAGACTCCAGGATTCTCTTTACCCATGTCAGAGGTGAAATACCTCCTCATGTTATGCCTGAAGTAGACTTAGATAGGTTTGACAAATTTGATACTGTATTTGCTGGAGATTTACACGCACACGAGAATACTCAACGTAATATTGTTTATCCCGGCAGTCCTATGACAACATCTTTTCACAGAAATAGAGTAAAGACAGGTGCTTTACTTATAGATGATGATTGGTCTTGGACATGGCATGAATTTGACTTACCACAGCTAATTAGAAAGACTGTATCAAATCCAGACGAAATGATACAGACTGATTTTGACCACACAATCTATGAGATAGAAGGTGATGTACAAGATTTAGCTAAGATTAAGAACTCAGAACTCTTAGACAAGAAAGTTGTAAAACGACAGGTAGAAGCTACTTTGTCCCTTACTTCCGATATGTCTATGAGTGATGAACTTGTAGTATACCTGCGAGATATACTAAATTTAGAAGAAGATAAGATTAAACCAATTATAGGAGTGTACAATGATTATTCTACAGAAGTTAGCTTGGGATAACTGTTTCTCCTATGGGTCAAACAATGAAATCAATCTTGCAGAAGCAAATTTAACACAGCTAGTAGGCACAAATGGAGTAGGTAAGTCATCTATTCCACTAATTCTTGAAGAAGTATTATTCAACAAGAATAGTAAAAATGTGAAGAAAGCTGATATTGCTAATAGGTATGTAAACCAAGGCTATGATATTAGCCTTGACTTTACAGTGGATGATGATGTCTACAACATCACTGTCCATAGGCGTGCAACTTTAAAGTGTAAGCTGACTAAGAATGGCGAAGATATAAGTAGCCATACTGCCAGTAATACCTATAAGACTTTGGGAGAGGTCTTAGGTACTGACTTTAAAACATTCACGCAGCTTGTCTATCAGAACACTAATACAAGTTTACAGTTCTTGACCGCAACAGACACTAATCGTAAAAAGTTCTTAATTGATTTATTAAAACTTGATGATTATGTTGCGTTTTTTGAGGTCTTTAAAGAAGGAGTAAGAGGTGCAACTCAGGAAGTTACATCACTGACTGCAAAAACTGAAACAATTGTTAAATGGTTAACAGACAACAAATTAGAGACTACTAGTGTATATTCCAAAGTGGATTTACCAAAAATCTCGGATAAAGATGAAGAAACTTTACGTCAGTTATTAGTAGACTTTGAAAATATCTCCGAAAAAAATAAAAAAATTAACACCAATAATAATCTTCAAGACGCACTGAAGGCTATAGATATACAATCTTTTAGAGATGATATACGCCTTTATCCTGAACTAGTAGATACTAGTGATGTTATTGGTGCAATCGGTGCTTGGAAGTCAGAACTTGCTCACGAAGTAAAAATGCGTGAGAAGTATGAAAGTCTAAGAAATGCAGATGACCAAGAATGCCCTACTTGTTCACAGACTATTGATCTATCATTTATTGATAGTCAGTATAAGTCTCACGATAAAAGGGCTATGAGTTGTTCCAAGTTTATGAAGGAAGAACAAGAGAAACTAGAGAGTTTAGAAAATGAAAATAAAATACATAGGAGTGCAGCCAAAGGAGTTAGAGACTGGGAACAGCTCTTCACCTCTATTGACCCTAGACTCCCAACGACAGTCAGCAATCCAGAAACAATCAGAGACAGTATTACAGCGCTTAAAGCAGAAGTTCAGATGGCTCGTGAAGAGCTGGAAGAAGTAGTACAAGAAAATGAAAGAAGAGAAAGACACAATACAAGAATTGAGATTATACAAGAACAAACTACTCAATTTGAAAAAGAGCTTGATAGTATTATCAGCCAACTCAGCCGTATTGAAGATAAACTTTCAATTCTCGAAATACTTAAAAAAGCATTTAGTACGAACGGCCTTCTCGCCTACAAAATCGAGTCCCTTGTCAAAGAACTAGAGTCCTTGACAAATGAGTACTTGGCAGAGTTTAGCGATGGACGTTTTAGTATCAATTTCGTTGTAGAAAATGATAAGCTTAATGTAGAGGTTACTGATACTGGCAAACTTATTGACATTCTAGCACTATCTAGTGGTGAACTTGCAAGAGTAAATATTGCTACACTAGTTGCAATACGAAAACTTATGACATCTATTAGTAGAAGTCAAATCAATGTGCTATTTCTTGATGAAGTTAATCAAGCACTTGACGAGCAAGGAAAGGAGAAGGTCGTAGAGATTCTTCTAAAAGAAGAAACACTTAACACTTATTTAGTTTCTCATGGTTGGACACACCCATTGTTAGAGAAGATAGAAATTGTTAAAGATGATAATATAAGTCATTTGGAGTAAATTATGTCAAATAACGGAGACACATTTTGGCTACATATATGCCCACATAAGTCTGAGTTCAGGGAGTATATCCCAACTGGAGTAACTTGTCCGACTTGTGACTGGGAAGAATTGACTTATGTTGAAAAAACAAAGATATTGCAAAAAGAATATATTGAGAGGTTAGAAGAAGATAATGATTACTAGAGACATAGATGAAACATTCAGAATTATAGAAGATGT